TTCAACACTACATGATAATGGTTGATTGTTGGATATATTTACAAGCAAATAGACCTTCAGGTGGTGTACTTACTTGTGAAACTGAAGTTAAGCAGGATAATTTAATTACTGATCTTATAGTTCGTTATAAAAATAATTTCACATTCAAAGATAATCTTTATTATTTAGAAATTGAGAATGAATCTACTGGTGATATTATTGAAAAAGTTCATAAATATGAATCTCTTATATGGTCATTAAAAGCTGACAATCAACAAGTAGGTAATTTAGTTATTGTTTATAAAAAACAATCAGTAAAAAATAAAATAGAATTTACATCATTTGAGATACCAGTAAAAACTATTCATATATCACAGTTCTCCCAAAAGTGGGAATGGTAAATTTATTATGGTTACAATGTAACAAATATAAAGGGAGGTAAAAAAGAACACAGAGATTAAATAAAACAAAAAAAGAAAGGAATGTAGTAATGATGCCTATAACATTAAAGAAACAATCATGGGATATTGGTGATATGGTCAAAGTAGGATTCTTAGAATTGCAAGTAGTTGATTTAATTCCAACACCAAGAGATTATTTACCAGATAAATACTGGTTGATAAATCCTAATAATGATAAGAAATATACTTTTACACCTTACAACGGACTTGAAAAGGATTGGTGTTAAGAATTAAAGAAAGGAGTAAAAGAAATGAATGCAATTGTTGGATTAGCGGTAATATTAATCACATCTATTTATCTACAGGTAATTTGCAATAGAGATAAAAAATTTAGAAAAGAAATCCAGCAGTACAACAGAAATGTTAAAGCAGAAGAGAAAAGACGAATCAGAGAGGAAAAACTAAAGACGATGCGTGTGAAACATCCTAAAGTTATATACCTCTCCGATTATCGTCAAGTAGTAGAAGTTGAACCTAGTAAAATTTGCTGATATGAATATAGTATGAATTTTAATGTCTGTGTTCTCTCCTTGGGTTTAGGCTTTGCCTAGACCTTACATATAGATTAACCAAATAATTTTAATTTATTCTTGATTATTTAAAATATTTTTAATTTATTTTATATTTCTATTGCATTTTATATTATCTCGTATTAAAATATAATCAACAACAAATAATAAATTATATTATTAATTTAAAGGAGAGATAAACCATGAATCAAACAACAAATAAAATCAATTCTTCAAAATATCTAACTGAATACACCAACTATATGACTGAACAAAATAAATCTGTCAATACAATAAATTCCTATGTAAAAGATATTAATTTATTCTTTGAATATTTTAATTTAGTAGTAGATGAATCCCCTATTATTAGTAGAGATCAGATTGTGAAGTATAAAGATTATATGCTGAAGGTTAAGAATATGAATGCTAAGAGTATTAATCGTGCTTTGAGTAGTTTGAAAAGTTATAATGAGTTTATGATTAAGTATGGGTATATGGAGAATTTGGTTATATTGTCTCAACATTATATATCAATACAAAAAACATCAATGTCACCAACTAAAACTAGTATGAAAGAAATGAATAAATTCATGGATAAGGTTAAACAAAATGAAGTTGCTCGTAATTATTATATTGTTAGGTTGCTATTAAATACAGGGCTTAGAGTCTCAGAATTAACCAATATTAAATTGACTGATATTTACTTAAACAAAAAGAAATTAAGGGTTTTAGGGAAAGGTTCTAAGCAGAGAGAAATTCCTTTAAATAAAAGAGCAATTGAAATTATAGAACTTGCTATCAAGGATAGAGAAAATTATAATTATGCTCTTAATATTTTAGATAGTAAGTATTTATTTCTTAGCAAGAAAAGTGAAAAATTAGATACTGGCACTATTGAAAGGATATTTAATAAATACAGTAATATAATTACACCTCATTCTTGTAGACATTGTTTTGCTACAAATTATTTAGAGAGTGGTGGTAGGATTGATGTATTGCAGATGATATTGGGACACTCAGATCCCAGTACCACTATGATCTATAATCATCCAAGTCAAACTAGGATTATGGAAAGTGTTAATAATTGTTGTATATAATAGTGACTAATTAATTTATTCAAAAGTAATTTAAGAAATGAGTAATATAAAATGATATTATATCTTTTAGGATTTGCATTTATTCTTCATTTACTTACTGGTAGAGGTTAAGATAATTATTGTAGTCTATCGACAATAGGGGTTAGTCGCTTGATAATTATAAATATTATATTTATAAAATTAGTTGTTGACATATATTTATTTTTATATTATAATATAATTAACTATAAGATTGTGAGGTGATAATTATGAAAACTTAAAATAAAATTCTATTAAAACCGTAAAATAAATATATTTTAAATTCAATTTTGAAAGGAGATTAATTTGACTAAAGGTATTTATAAAATAGAAAACATATTTGAGGGTAAGGTCTACATAGGTGAAAGTAGTAATATTGAGGAAAGATGGATTAAACATAAAGAAGATTTAAATAATAATTGTCATCATTCATGGAAATTACAAAAAGATTGGAATGAATATGACGATGAAACAAATTTTAAATTTGAAATAATAGAAGAAATAGATAGCAATTTAAAATCAATAATACAACAATTTCTATTATTTATTTATGAGGATAAATACATAAAGAAATATGATAGCATTAATAATGGATATAATATACAAGATACATTAGACTTAATTCTTAAAGGTGATAAATCAGCATTTGCAAAACATAAAATGACTTATCGAACATTAGGAATATTAAAAGGTTTAATTAATAATGTAGAAAAGAATAATGGCATTTATGTTCCTTCAGGTAAACCAAATATAAAGAAATCAATTGTAAGCAAAGAAGATCAATTGAAATTTATATTAAATTTAGATAATATGAAATTTATAATTGATAGATGTAAAAATTATAAATTTGAACAAGAATACAAAAAATTAAGTGAAGTATTAAAAGATAATGGATTAAATATAAATGAAGTATATAAAATTTTAAGAAATATTAATATTTTTGATGAACAGAATAAATGTTTAATTGAAGATATATCATTATGTAAATGTCATAAAGGATATGTAAGAGATAAAGAAACTAATGAAATAACTAGAGAATATTATACTACATATATAACTAGGAAAGGATTTAAATATTTTCTACATAAAATTCTTACTGAATGTAAAAATAATAATGTTAATGTATTTATGCAGAAATTTATAATAGAAGTGAAAAATAATATTAATAAAAATAATAATATAAATATTTGCTAATTGCGTAAAAGCAATTAGGAGTTAATCATTTATAATTCTTTTTAGATTTATTATTATATTAATATATATTCACTGTGATTTGTATGCAATTTTGGTGTTACTTTCGAGGTATTGCATCACCAAAATGGTGTTACTTTACAAGTAGACCATAGAATTTAACACCAAAATGGTGATGCAATAAAATTTTTATTAATTTTATTAAAAAGGAGTATTGTGGAATATGAATTATCGAGTAATACATAAAAAATATCTAGCTGAAGCCCTATCATTTTTAGGTTTCAATTATTATAAGTTTAATGAGTTAGATTATATGACTAATAGAGAGATTATTAAATATTCTTTTGTGGAATCCCCTGCTTTTAATAATGCAGTTAATGATCTCCTTCTGCTCAAAGAAAAATATAGAAATAATTAAAGGAGATTATTTATTGTGAATAACGATTTTCAAGAATCAACTATTATCATACCTAACACATGGTATGACAATTTAAGTTTATCGAATGAAGAATTAACTGTACTTATATTATTATATCGAAATTATATACACTATCATTCGGTGAGTTTGTGCAGTATAGAAATGCTTTGTAATTATATGTTTATAAATAGTAATTCTAATAAAAAAATTGTTAAGATTTTGATGGATATATTTTCATCGTTGAGTAAAAAGGGTTTTATAATTAACTCATATGATTTGCATTATAAGAATATCTCTATAGATGATAATATTACTAATAAGAATTGTTTATTTTATGTTGAGTTACCCCCTACTCCTACTAATGATTATTTGATTATTAAAAACAAAGAAGTAGATAGTATATTTCAACATTTACATAATTCTAATTTGGGAAAGTTTAGTTTAATTAGATATTTTATAGCTTGTAGACGGTCATGTAATAATGATAGTAAGTTTGGTTATTTAACACAGGGAAAGCTTAAACAGTTAGTAACGGATTCTCGTACTATCCAGAGATACAATAATATTCTTCAAGATGAATTACATTTAATTAGGTATAATAATAATTATTGGACTAAAGAAAAGCATTATAATACTACTTTTATTGGATTGTATGATGATAAGAAGAATTTTGATTTCCAAATTAAATGTAAAGTTGATGAATTAGGTTTAATTTATACCGATAAGAAAGAATCAAATATTAAAAGGAGTGTGACACAGAAAGTTAATAATAAGAGTTTTGATTTTTAATAATGATTCTATTAAATGTATAATATAAATATATTGCATTTTCTTTATGTTTGTTGTATAATACATATAGAAATACATATAGAATCATAAAACAAATAATAATATCTAACTAATAAACAACCAAAAAACCAAAAACAATAAGAAAGGAGGAACCCTTTATGCCACTCCCTTCCCCCACTATTAACAAACACATGCCCCAATATCTAGTAATAGACGGTAGGCTTACAAGGTTGGGATACAGTTTTTTGAAAATAATGAATGTTTACAGTAAGTGCAACAAAAGTGTAAAATAAATATTTACATATTGGTAAAATAATTTTATTTAATATCATTACATTAAGAAAGAGGGAATTTATACATATGTCATTAGAAAAATCAGAACGTTACACCTGTATAGGAATTGATGAAGATTCTAAACAAGCACAAATCATAACATTTATTCGGGCTGATTTAAACAAACTTGAAAAACTTTGTAAACAATATCCAAAATCATATCAACATGTTAGTGACCAATATGATGATGATGAGATTGTCGGTAAGGAATTTGTTTGTGATAAAAGGTTAGTATCATTTAGAGCACCAAAGAATGTTAAAGAAAAAACAGAAGAAGAAAAGAAGATTATATGTGAGAGATTACAACAAGGGAAAAAAGCAAGAAAACCAAGAGAGAAGAAACCTACTATATAATCAATAAAATTACCTTCAAAAAATGTCTTAATAACCAAGGTAATATAATTACTCATGTTTTATATTATCGTTGAATTTAGCAAGAAACATTACAGTAATTATAGTGAAAATACCTATAAAAATTATACCTATTAAACAAAATTTATAAAGGAGGAAATAAAATTTAAAATGACGAACAATATAAATAATAAATACCCAATATCCAAACAAAATTTTATAAAATACATAAATAAACTAAAACAATTACGCCTCGCAGAAGAATCTCTAAATTCAGCAGGTAAAATATTAGATTTCTCAATATCATTCGGTGGTCATGAACAGTTGATTATTGATATTTTAGAAGATGCATTTGATGATGAAAC